CATTTCCGCGAGCACTTGCCCCCTACGGGCCTTCGGCCGTCTTCCCCCACAGGGGGAAGAGGAGCGTGAGCGCGCGTCCTCCGCCCCCCATGGGGGCGGACAGACGGCGAAGCCGTCAGGTGGGGGCAAGTGGCGACTAGGCGCTCTCGGTCACCGCCCGCACCCGCAGCACGCCCAGCGACAGTTCGCGGTCGGCGGCGCGGAAGACGTCGGCATAGGTGACGCGCAGGGTGACGAGGCGGCGGCCGGCCACGCCGAGCGGCGCGTTGTGCAGGGCCGCGCGGACGGCGGCGGTGACGGCGCGCGCCTCCTCGGGGCCGCCGAACTTGCTGGCGCAGGTGACGGTCAGCAGGTGCTCCAGGCCGCCACTGGCTTGGGCGTCGTCCGGACCGAACGGCCGGCTTTCCTGGCGGCCCAGGCTGACGCACGGATAGACCGGATGGCGCGGGGCGTCGGCGTGGACGCGGGCCGCGACCAGGGTGGTGACGGCGGGCGCGGCCTTCAAGGCGGCGACCAGGACGGCGGCGACGGCCTCTTCGGGGCCATTGGGGGCGCTCACAGCCGGGCCTCGCGATAGGGCGCCAGCCAGGGCTCGACTAGGCCGGGCGGCGGCTCGCTCCCGTCCCGGTGCTCGTAGGCGTGGGCGACCAGGAGCAGCACGGCCAGCCGCAGCGGCGCGGGGCTGGCCAGGGTGAGCGCCAGGCCGGTGGCGGCGGCGACCCGCGCCTCGGCGGCGTCGATCAGCAGAGTCACCAGGGCGTCCTCGGCGGCGTCGGCCACGCGCAGGAAACCCTTGGCCTCGGCCAGGGTGGTGGAGAGGGGCATGTGGCTTTCCAGGGTGTGAGGGACTTGCCCCCACCTGACCGCTGCGCGGTCTGTCCGCCCCCATAGGGGGCGGAGGACACGCGCCTCCAGCCTCCGCCCCCTATGGGGGCGGACAGGCGACGAAGTCGCCAGGTGGGGGCAAGTGGAGAAGCGCTCTGACTACGACACCGCGAACTTCAGCAGCTTGATCGCGTCGAAGTTCTGCACCCCGCCGCCGACCCGCTTGGTGGTGTAGAACAGCACGTGCGGCTTGGCGGAGTACGGGTCGCGCAGCACCCGCACCCCGGCCCGGTCGACGATCAGGTAGCCTTTTTCGAAGTCGCCGAACGCGATGGCCATGGCGTTGGCCGCGGCGTCGGGCATGGCCTCGATCTCGGTCACCGGATAGCCCAGCAAGCTGGCCGACTGGCCCGGCTGCAGGGCCGCGTTCCAGATGTAGTTGCCCTGGGCGTCCTTGAACTTGCGCACGGCGCTGACCGTGCGGCGGTTCATCACGAAGCGGCCGTTCTGGCGGTACTGGGTCTTGGCCGCGTAGATCAGGTCGATCAGCTTGTCGGTCGGGTTGCTGGCCGGCCAGGCGCCGGCGACGCCCGTGGCCAGGTAGCCGACCTGGCCCCAGGTGGCCGAGGCGTCGGCGGCCGCCGTGTAGGCCAGCAGGCCCTTGGGCTTGTTCACCCCGTCGCCGCTGATGAAGGCGGCCGTCTCCTGGGCGGCGAAGGCGTCCTGCACCTCCTCGGCCAGCCACTCGTCGATGTCGACATAGGCGTCGTCGAGCAGGGCCTGGGTGGCGGCCGGGCTGGCGTAGAGCTCGCCGGCCGGGAAGTCGATCACGTCCAGGGTGGGGGCGGTCGTCTCGGGCCGGACGGCGGTCTCGGCCACCCAGCTGGCGGCCAGGCCGGCGGTCGAGACCGGCTTGCGGAAGGTGCCGGCCCCGATGGTGCGCACCTGGCAGATGTCGCGCATCGGGCTGGACGCCGCCAGACGCCGCAGGATCTGCCGCTCCAGCTCGGCCGGGGCGACATAGCCGCCGGCCGTGGCCACGCCTTCCGATAGGCCCTTGGCTTCGAGGAGGAGCGCGGGGGTCTCCCCGGTCTTGATGTAGCGGTCGAAGGCGGCCTTGCGCTCGTCGGGTCGCGCCAGCGGCGCGTCACCGCCAATGGAGGGGCGCCGGGCGTCGCTCAGCACGCGGTCCAGCCGCGCCTGGGCGTTGGAGACGGCGTCGTCGATGCGCGCGACCTTCTCCTCCAGCAGCACGTCGGCGCGCTTGGTCTCCAGCGCGGCGAGCCGCTGGTCGTTGGCGGCCTTGAAGCCCTCGAACGCCGCCAGCACCTCGTGCAAGGCGGCGCGGGCCTCCGGCGAGGCCGCGGCCTGTTTGGTTTCCTTCATGGGGATCTCCGGTTTTTGAAGAACGGCCTCCCGATTGCGGGAGGAGCTCGAACGCGCGGTCTTCTAGGACCGGCGTTGGAACGCTATCGTCGGCGCATGCCACGCCTGACCTGCACTGCCTGCGGCCGACCGCTGACCCGCGACTGCCGCTGGGGCGCGCTGGCCGAACACGATCTGACGGGAGGCGATCGCGCCCCGACCGTCCCGGTCGGCGCCCTCGTCCGCCTGACCGAGGAAAGCAGTTCGCCCATCACCCAGGCCGACGGCCGGGTCATCGGGCTCAAGGTCTTCTCGCCGGCGGGCGCGATCGTCGCCCATCCGGACGACGTCCTGGCCGACGCCCTGCTGTCGCATGGGCTGGACAATGGATGCTGTGGTTCCGGCGGCTACGACGGCCCCAATCGGGCCTGCCTCTGCGGGGCCGTCGTCGCGACGGAATGGAGCGATTGCTGGACCCAGGCCGAGGTGCGCTTCCTGCCCGACGCCGTCGGCGAGAACAGCCCGAACACCCAGCCGTTCAGTCCGCTGGAGCGCGCCGTCTTCCAGGCCATCGCCGGCCAGTTTCCCCAGGCCCGGGCCGCGCTCCTCGAACAGCTTTCCGAGGCGCGGGTGACCAACCGCGACTTCACGGGCGTCGGCTTCTTCACCGAGTTCGAGGTTCCGCGACGCATCCCGCCGGCGGCCGGCCTGGCCAACCCCATCGGACACGTTCGTTCAAGCGTCGGCCCGGACCGCTTTCCCCTGGAGTTCATGCTCTGGGTCACCGACGGCTACGCCCACACGATCGAGGCCTGCAGCTTCGAAGACGGCTACGGCGACCTGGACCTGCTGACGGCGGACTTCACCCCGCCGGTCGCGGCCGAATTCCAGAAGCCCTGAGCCGCGCCCCCGGCAGCATCGGGAAGGTGACGATCGACACCTCCCACAGCTCGACCGCCGTCAGCACGCGCAGGCGGCCGGTGTCGTCGGGGCGGGCCTTCACGGCGCGGAAGCCGATGGACAGGCCGTCCAGGGCGCCGGCTTCGACCAGGGCGGCGACGAGCCTTCCTCGTGGGGTCGCGCGGAGTATCCGGCCGCGGACGTAGAGGCCCGACGCGTCCTCGGCGATCTCGTCCCAGACGCCGACGGGCTCGGCGTCGTCGTGCTGGTGCAGCATCTTCACGCCGGCCGGACCGGTGCGGGCCAGGCTGGCGGCGAAGGCTCCGGCGGCGGCGACGTCGTCGTTGAGGTCGCGGGTCCAGAACAGGCTGGCGTGGCCTTCGATGAGGAGGTCTTTCATGGGGGCTCCTGTGCGGTGAACACTTGCCCCCTACGGGCCTTCGGCCGTCTTCCCCCAGAGGGGGAAGAGGAAGGAGCACGCGTCCTCCGCCCCCTATGGGGGCGGACAGGCGGCGAAGCCGCCAGGTGGGGGCAAGTCAGTGAGCTACGGCCGGTCCAGCTTGCTCTCGATCCGGGCCAGCGAGGCCCGGGTGGCGTCGGCCTGGGTCTCCAGCCTGGCCAGGCGCTCGGCGACAGGAGCCTGGGCGTCGAGGCGCTGGCGCAGGTCGTCGATCCGCGCCGACGCCCGGCCGGCCCACATCAGGGCTGTCGCGGCCTGCAGGGCCACGGCGACCAGCAGGCCGATGGAGACCTGGCGGTCCAGCCGCCAGCGGTTGGGTGATGTCATGGGTGTCTCCTGTGCGGCGAACACTTGCCCCCTACGGGCCTTCGGCCGTCTTCCCCCACAGGGGGAAGAGGAGCCGTGCGTCGGCCGGCGTCCTCCGCCCCCTCGCCGCGACAGACCGCGTAGCGGTCAGGTGGGGGTAAGTGGGTGAGCCTACCCCTCCAGCCCCGCCAACCTTCTCCGCTCGGCGTCGGTGAGGAAGCTCGCCCCCTCCAGCCGCGCCCACAGGGCGTCGCGCTCGGCGGACAGCGCCGGCACGGCGTCCAGGTCGCAGGCGATGCGGGCGCCGGAGAACTTGGGCTCCAGCCACACCGACAGCGCCCGCGCCGCCCGCTCGGCCAGGGGCACGACGGTGTGGCGCCAGAACGCGCCGTTGGCCTCGCGGTAGTTGGCGTAGGTCGCGTCGCCCGGCACGCCCAGCAGCTGGGGCGGGACCCCGAACGCCAGGGCGATCTCGCGGGCGGCGGCGTGCTTGCCGGCGATGAAGTCCATGTCGGCGGGGCTCAGCGACATCGGCCGCCAGTCCAGCCCGCCCTCCAGCAGCAACGGCCGGCCGGCGTTGGCGGTCCCGGCGTGGGCGTCGGAAAGCTCGGCCTTCAGCCGCTCGAACTGCTCGGCCGAGAGCCGGTCGCCGGCCTCACGATTGGCGTAGACCAGGGCCCCGGACGGTCGTGCCGAGTTGTCGAGCAGGGCCTTGTTCCAGGCCCCCGAGGCGTTGTGCACGTCGATCGCGAAGGCCGCCGCTTCGAGCGGGCTGAAGCCGTAGTGGTCGTCGGTCGGGTTGAACAGCCGCAGGTGCAGCACCGGCAGCCAGCCGGCGGCGTCGCGGCCGATCCGGGCGGTGCGGCCGGCGGCCTGGTAGTCGTAGGCCAGCGGCCAGCCGCGCGGGCCGGGGACGACGGTCATCCGGTCGGGGCGCAGGGCGTAGAGCTCGGTGGGGGCGTCGTCATTTCCGCCCCCTGTGTCTTGGGCAGCTTCCAGATAGCCGTTCCCGGCCACCTGCAGATGCCCGAAGAACGCCTCCATCAGGTCGGCCCCGCCCTGTTCGGGATTGGGGCCCTGCAGCAGCTTGCGCAGCGGATGGTCGTCGGCCCGCTTGCCGCCGACGAAGACGGTCAGCGGCACGGCGGCGGCGGCCTCGGCGATCATCCGCACGCAGCGATAGGCGACGGGGTTCTTGGCGAACCCCTCGGAGGCCAGGGCGGCGTAGTCGCGCGGCGTCCAGCGGGGACGGCCGGCCGTGGTGACGGCGATCAGCCGCGCGGCCCGGGAGTCCTTGGTCTCCGGCGGGCGTCGGGGTTTGAACAGGGGCATGGGGCGCCTCGCGGAGGTTGAGAACGAAAAGTGAACATGTTAAAGCTGCAGCCGTCGACAGGACGGCTCGACAGGCCCTCCCCCTGTGGGGGAGGCGATCGCGCAGCGATCGGTGGGGGGAGTGGAACGGCATGCGAGAACCCAAGGCCTTCGTCGCCAGGGCGCGCGAACTGCGGAAGGACATGTCCCTTCCAGAAAGGATCCTGTGGCGAGCGCTGCGCGGCTCGCAGCTCGACGGCCTGCGCTTCCGGCGACAGCATCCGATGGGCCCTTACATCTTCGACTTCTTCTGCGCGTCGGCCAACCTGGCGGTCGAAGTCGACAGCTACGCCCATTGGGTGGGCGATCGCCCGGAGCGCGACGCGGTGCGAGACGCCTGGATGGCGGAACGAGGGGTCCGAACCTTGAGGATACCAGCGCGCTGGGTGCTGAACGACTTGGACAGCGCGGTCGCCGCCATTCGGACTGATCTTGCCGAACACTCCCCCCACCGGCCCTTCGGGCCGCCTCCCCCACAGGGGGAGGGCCTAAGCTTTCTCGGTCCTCCCCCTGTGGGGGAGGT